ACGATCGCGTGCAGTCGCCCAGCGCTGGGAGGCAAGACGCCGAGCGCGCCATCGAGCTCGGTGATGATTACACTCGGTTGTGTCATGTCTTCTTTCCTTGGTCAGATTGCAAACACTGCAGCGCGCTCTCAGGGCTCATCGGGATCAGGTGGAAGCTCTCCGGGCGGGATGCTCACGACTTCGGTATTGCCTTGCAGCTCGACCGGGATTTCAGCGCCAAGCGTTGTGCCGTCATCGATCGCGTCTTGCGCTGCGTCGATGATGCCGCTGTCGCCGTTGACGGCATCGAGCACGGGCGCCTGGATAGAGGACACAACGCGCAGCGTCGCGCCCCATCGACGTTCGAGCTTGTCTGTTAGCCACTGCACGTTCCGCACTTGGAACGTTCCGTGTGCTGCGAGATAGACAGCGCGATACCACTGGTCGTGGACGATGCGCGCGATGTGGTACTGCTTCTGCTCGTTCTCCGGGTCGCTCGGATCCTGACCCGTGATGTAGACAGTGAAGAACTCATCGAGCATCGCGAGCGCGCGCGGCACTTGACCGGGGTTGCGCGGTGGAAGGATGTTGCCGGCGCTCTGCGTCGGGTCTCCCGGCACCCACGCGATCCGCGTGTTGGTCGTCATGTGCTGCGCGGGCACGCGCCAGCCGAAGAGGTTCGGGACGGGCAGCCCATCGAGCGCGAAGCGCGCAGTGACGGCCGCGAACAGATACTCGAGTGCGAGGATCTGGCTCATCGCATCACCTCGAGAAACGTTTCATCGAGCGCGAGCTTGATCGCTGCAGCCATGCGCGGCGGCACGCCGTCAACGGGAAGGATCGTGCGCTTCTGACCGCCCTTCACGCGGCCCTTGTGATGGCGCGCTTCGACGCCGACCACGCGTGCGTAGATAACGGAGCCGACCGAAGCGACGCGCAGCGCTTGAGCTGCGTGCTGCAGCGGCTTCTTACCGTCCAGCGTGGGCTTCCACGGGTGGCCCTCGGAGCTCACGCCGCGCGCGATCGTTCCTTCGATGTCGCGGCGCACGACCTTCGCGACGCTCGGCGCAGCTTCCTTGCCGAGATCCGTGAGCGCATAGATCTTGTCGATCATGCCTTGCAGCTCCGCCATCGCGGCCGCGTTTTCCGGCGACGTAGTCATCGGAACGTGCCTTCCCCGGCGGAGTCTTCATCGTGGCCAATGTCCGCTTGGATGTCGTACCAAACGTAAGGCGACTGCTCGCTGTAGCTCTGCGGGAACGCGCGCACGATGCCGCTTGCATCTGTGTCCGCGCGCAGCGGCAGATCGAACAGTCCTTCGTTGCTGTTCGCTGCTTCTGTGAGCTCGCGCATCGCAGCATCGGCTGCAGCGCGGTAGTCGATCATCTGCTCATCGGTCGACACAACTCCGCGCTTACGCCAGCAGCGGAGCGTCACGAGGTCAGTGAGCCAGCGGGTGACTGCGATCGGATACGGCGCTTCGAACGGCGCGGCGTAACGCTTCGCGAGCCGCGAGTCGATGTACGCGGATGCCATCTCGAGCGCCTTGTCGACCCATCCCGTTTCACGCAGCTCGATCTCATCGACGAATGCCGAAGGCATGTCCGTCGTGAGCTTGAATGCGGCGAGATCGAGGTAAGCGGTCGTCATGGCGGAGCAGTCTTCGAACGAGCGTCGGCGCAAGCGCACGACGCCGCCCCTATGCGGCGTCGTGCTTCCGGATGCGTGTTGGAGTTGCGAGCGCGAGCGCGCTCAAGCGTTCAAGTCGCGGAGCACTTGAAGAGCAGATACGGGTGGCCGTTCATGATCGAGTTGCGGCCTTCAGTGAGCCACTGGTACTCGCGGATGCGCGCGAGCTGCCCGTCGTTCTGCGGGCCGTAGTACAGCACGGAGAACGGCTCTCGATTGATGTAGGCGAACGCGCCGAGTTCGTTGTTGGTGATCTCTTCCACTGCGAGGTAGTAGGTCGTGTCGCTGCCGCCGAACGCGCTCCCGAGCTCGGGCGCTTCGACGGGCTGCCCCAGGCCGAAGTTGCGCACGACTGCTTCGACGTCGCCGCTGCCGGCAGCGCCCGCAGCTGCGAGCTGCGCGATGAACTTCGCGTTTGTGATTTGCTGCGCGCGCGCCACGAGGGCGGGCGGGATGAGCATCGCTGCAACGCGAAGGAAGCGCGGATCCTCTCCGTTCGGCATCTTCAGTCCGCCGGAGATGTACGCGATCGCTTTCGCGACGTTCGCTACTGCAGCTTCCACGCTCACGCTCGAATCGATCGGAACTGCTCCGGGGTAGATGCCCGACGCAGCGCCCGTAAAGATGTTCGCGTAAACGCCAGCGTTGACGTTGAAGGGATTGACCTTGTGCGACGCGTTGAAGAACGAAAGCCCGTCGTAGGTGTTCGCGTTCGCGAGCAGCGCTTGAGCCGTCATCTTCTGCGGCCAGTAAGCAGCATACGCGCCCATCTGGCGCGACCAGTGCGTGGCGAAGTCGATGCCGTTGCCATCGACGTCTTCGAGCTGCTCTTTCTTGATCTTCAGACCAGCGGCTGCGTTCTCATGCTCGACCTCGGTGGTCTGAGACACGATGTCTTCGAACTCAACGTTACCGCCGCGTCCGGTCTTCTGGATGCGCGCGGTGTCGAGCAGCCACGTAACGCGCTCTTTCTTCGCTCCGGACGTCGGGCCTGTTTTGCAGACCGTTTGCCACCAGAGCCTGCTTGTGAGTCGTTCGTATTCGCGCGCGGTGATCGTGCGCATATTCGACTCGAGATCCCAAAGGAATGACGGGGTGAGCGTTGCCATCTGTGTTGTGTCCTTCCGGTTATGTCAGACGCGCGCGCTCTCAAGCCGCCGTGTCGTACGCGAAGTAAACCAAGACGCCCTTGGCGGCCTGCACGTCGAAGACCATCCCGGCCTTGGTGGTGACTGCACCGTCCATCGTCACGGTGTGGTTGTCCTTCATGTTGCAGATCTTCCCGCGGTCGGTGATCGCAACTGGCGTGCCTGTGTCGTTGTCCAACCACTGCAGCTGGATCTCGCGCCACATCTTCACTTGCACCTTGATGATGCCGTCCGCGATCTTCGACTCGTGCCAGTAGCCGATCTGCACGGCGCCCGGCGCGTTGATGACTTCGCCTGTTGCGTTGAAGGCTGCGACGTTGCCCTTTTCGCAGACCTGTCCGGACTTCACCACGAAGCTGTAGTAGCCCCAGTGAGCCTCTCGAATCGTTCGCTCTGCCATGTTGCCCTCGGATATGAGTTGTTAGTTGTTAGACTTGCGACGTTGTGAGGGCTCAGGTTGCGGGGGTAGAGCCAGCGACAGACTTGGGCTTGGTGACGCCGAGCTGCAGCTTGTAGGTGCTGCTCTGCACGCCTGTTGCGTCACCGACCAAACCCATGCGGCGGTCGAGCGCTTCTTTCTCGCCCGGCGGAAGGCGCGACACGTTCGGATCGCCCTCTGCTTCGCCGCGCGTAGGGGTGGGCGTGTCGTTGCCGCCGCCAGCTGCGGAGCTCGCGCGCGGGTTCGAGGCGAGCTTGCCCGTCAGCTTCGGCATGCTCGCGATGTGATCGCGCACCAACGTGAGTGGCGCTTTCTGCAGTAGCTTGGTCATCTCCGCGGACAGGTCCGGCCGCGATGCGAGCAAGCGCGCGCGCTCTTCCTTATCGTCGCGCTTCTGCAGCTCCGCGCGCACTGCTTCCGAGGTCTTCTGCGCTGCGATCGCGACGCGATACGCGGCTGCAGCTTTGCTCTCTTTCTTCGGCGCAGCGGCGGGCGGCGGATCATCATCATCCGGCTCGACATCGCTTTCAGCTTCGGGCTCATCGTCGCCCGCTTCGGCATCTGGATCCGGCTCCGCTGCAGCTTCCGGCTCTTCTTCGCCTCCGCCGTCCACGGCGTTCAGCGCAGCAAGCGCGCGCTTCGCGGCCGATGCGTTTGCGTCTTCGCCCTTCGCTGCATCTTCGAGCGCAGCGCGCGCAACCTCGTACGGTGATTTGTCCGCCATGGTGTCTCCTGTTGCGTTCGCGCTCGCGAGCGCCAGCACGTTCGAGAGGCTTCCGAGCTGGTCGGCGAGCCCCACACCCACGGCACTTGCGCCGTGGAAAACTTTGGCCTGCAGGCCGCTAATCGCTTCCGTGCTCAAGCGCGGACGCAGCTCCGCGATGAGCTCGAAGAAGCTCGCGCCCATTGAGTCGACGATGCCTTGCATCTGTTCGAGCTCCGCGTCGGTGATCGCTTGCTCGGGGTGCCCGTCCGCTTTGCGCGCGCCGCTTGTGATGAACTGCACACGCACGCCGTTCTGCGCGTTGCGCGCGCTCACGTCGCAGCGCTCGACCAGCACGCCGATCGAACCGATCAGAGCGGAGTCGCCCAACACGATGCACTCCGCTGCGCTCGCGAGCGCGTACGCTGCGCTGCAGCAATCGCCTTCCGCGAATGCGAGCAGCCGCTTGCCCGCTGCGCTGCACATCGTGCGGAGCTCGCGCGCAGTCTCGAAGCAGCCAGCGACTTCACCGCCTGGGCTGTCGAAGCGCAAGATCACCGAACGCGCTGCGGTCTTGCACGCCTCTGCGACGCGCGCGCTTATCGCTTCGTACGAGTCGTAACAGTAGTGCGCGTGCTGTTCGAGCGGGCCGCGGATGTCCACGATGACCGCGTCGCCGATCTCGGAGTTCGGCGGCGGCGAACTATCCATGAAGAACAGTTCGAAGAACGCTTTCGGCGCGATCGCGAGATACCCGCGGCGCTCGTAACGCATGGCGATCTTCTGCGGGCTCATGCTGCCTCCGCGGGTGCAGCTGGTGGCTGCGGAGGTGCTGCGGGCGCGGCGGGCGGAGTTGCGGACGCGGGCACGAAGCCCTGGCCCACGCTGCCCATGAGCTCTTCCGCGCCAGCTTCATCGACCAGGAAC